GAACGAACCGAGACGCGCCATCAGCGCATCCGACTCAGCAGCCGCCTTGATCTTCTGGTCAAAGCCCTCGACCTCAGCGAACTTCGCCTCAACCGTAGCCTTCTCATCAGCGGACAGGTCGCGGCTTGCAGCCTTCGCCCCATCAATGAGTTCCTGCGCAGCCGTCAAAGCGGCAGCGCGCTGTTCTTTCAGGTTCATAGCGAACCACCTTCTGCACCATTCAGTGCGTAGATTTTTGCTTGTGCTGCCAGTCGCTCGACGGACGAACACGACTTCGGCTCCTCGCCGGACGCGGACGACTTACCATCACTGGCCTCGTCGCTGGCATCCTGCTTGACCTCAACCGATCCGCTGGCCTTGCCTTCCTGGTCATCCGTTCCCTCCGCTGCGGCAATAACCGCACCGATGGCCTCCTGCGCCTTGCGCAGGGAAGTAATGTGTTTCCGCTCCAATACCCGGCCAGCCTTAGCGCCCTCAGTCAGCCCATCCGTCAACGCCTTCACCGCAACAACAGACGTGTCCTGATTAGCGCCGATAGGTACAAAGCTGAACTCGTACACCTTCAACTTCCGAAGCTCATTAGCTTTCGTGCCGTCCTCAAGCTCGACGGGTGCCGAGTCCTCCACGTCATACGCGAAAGAAAGCTGGTTCAGGCGACGGCCCTTCACCAGCCGGTAAACATGCGCCCCCTTCGGGGACTCCATATCGAATGCGCCCTTCACCCACCAGCCATGCTCGTCCTCACCCGAGTCGAGAGCACTAGCCACGTAGTAATCAGGGTCATCAAACCTGTGACCGAACAGGCCAGGTAAGACGTTCCCTGATTCCTTCCACTCCGCGAGAGTGTCAAGGAACGCGCCGGGGGCAACGATGTCGCCATAAGAATCCGGCTTCTTGGTAAACGTTGACGGGTAGACGATGAACTCGCCATCCCGCAGGCCATCATCCGGCCCAGCTTTCACGCCCTTTAGAGGGACTGACTTGATCTGCATACGCCCTCCTCGGGCACATAAAGAAAGGGCCACCCGTAAGTGGGTAGCCCTTCCTGTTGTTTGAATTTAGCTGACGATAATCACGGAACACTGACAGCCGGCAGTCTCGTCGGCATCCGCACCAAGACCCCCCGGCCATTCGAGCCCATTACTGAACGACTCATCAATGGGAACTTCCTCACCATTGATCGCAGCATGAGAAGCACGAGGGTTCCCACTGTTAACCTGCCAACGCTTACGCGCCTTCGGCTTAGTCTGACGTGCAGCCTCAACCATCCCGAAGCCCACGAACGTAGCCGCAGCAGTCATACCCGACTGCTGCGCCCGCCACCCTCAGACATCGCAGCCTTCAACGCCGCAACAGTCGCCGCGTTAACCTGCCCAGCGATACGCTCAGCAACCTTCTTCAAGAAAGCCTCAGTGCGCTCCGTACTGTACTCAGACGGGTCAACACCCATGCCGCGCAACGCAGTAACAGCAGCCGACTTGCTGATAGTCAGAGACTCGCCGAGAAGATCCTCAGCCAGTTCATCATCCCAACGCTCAGCGTCCCACCAGCTAGGAGCCTTAGCCCCAGCAGCAGACAACACAGCACGCCGTTGACGGGCAAAGAACTTCGAGAACACCCGAGCCGTAGCCTTCTGATGTTCCTCCGGTATCTCCTTCGGTGCCTTCAACTCATACTCACTAGCCGACTTGCCCAGCGCACCGACCTTGCGGTGCACCTCAGCAGCAACCTTCAGCGCGTCCTCAATCTCCTGATCGACCGCACCCTCCGGCTCCTGCGGCCTCTGCACAGTAACGGGCAGAAGTCCAAGGTGCTCAACCGGGTCAAGGCCAACAGCCTCAAGCGCAGCAGTCGGGGAGAAGCCGGAACGAATCAGTGTCGCCACCGCACCAACCAGCTTCGTTATGTCATCGACCGTGTAACCGCCCTGCACCTCAACCGTCACGTTCGGGTCAACCCCGTCAGTATCGTCCGCCAGGAACGGCGAAGACTGCGGGCCAACCGATACGTTCAACGGCGTAATCAGATCATCGCCACCCTCAAGCGCCGGCAAGTTGCGGATAGCACGAGCCTCGTTACGGGTCATCCAAGGGGCACCAGTAGACGCCTGCAACGACGCCGCCTGCTCCTCAAAATTGCCCTGCAACTTCTCCTCAATGTTGAACTCCACATAAAACTTGCGGCGATCCAAACCCATCCGAGGAACAAGGAACGAATTGATACGCCCCTCAATCTGCGCAACCAACGGGCCGAGCGTATCCCCATACAACATCTTCCGAAACTCGCGCACGTTCGAATAGTTCGCGCCGTCGTTCTGGCCAATCATCGTCGGATTCACATGGAACGCCGAAGCCACAGTCGTCAAAGACAACTTCGCGGCCTCCACATACTGCTGCTCCTGCGCATTGAAATCAATACGCCGCAACGTCATCCCATCCTCAAGGACAGGAGTACCACCAGCACGCGGACCATTACCCGTGAAGTTCGCATACCAATCAGAACGGAACCGCTCAGCCTGACCCTCAGTCCAAGCCGGCGCATCCTTCGGACGCTCAATCACAGACGAAGCCCGACCGCCACGCTTCCAAACCTGAGCCCGATACGTCGCCGCCTCAACCTGCTCCTGCAACGTCTGACGCAAAGCATCAACCGTAGGAGACGAACCAACCATCTGCCCCGGATGATAACCAGGGAACGCCAACACCTGAGACGCAGGCACGGTCACAGGAGCAGGGCTGCCACCCATGAAAACCTTGTACTCCTTGACCTCCCACGCATTACCCATCACAGGCTCAACCCACGTCGGAGGCAACCGGCGAATCATCCAACCAGACGGCATCTCAGAAGACGGAGCCGCCCACCAATACGCCCGATCATAAAGAGCAAGATCCCCCACCAGCGCGAAGATCAACTCGAACGTGGTCATCTGCCCGTCAACGTCCTCAATCGTCTGAGCCAAAACGCTCTCACGATCACGCCGACGATCAGACCCATCACGCACGAAACTATGCACACCAAGCTGCGCGATATTCCGGGCAATGAACGTAACCACCGTCCGAAAATGCGGTTGCGACTCCCACATCTGAGCAGCCGACAACGAAGACGGATTAACCATCGCCGCGAACTCAGACGCCCCAAGATACGTCACACGCGGCGTAAAGAACGCAGTACCACCACCGCCAAATGACGAGAGGAGGTTATTCCAGAAACCAGCCATAGGGCCCTCCTCCACAGTCAAATAACGATTAGCCCGCGCTCCTCATAAGCGCTAACAGCAACAACAGGTTGAACACCCGCACGCCAAGCCGCCAACGAAGCAGCCTCCAACGGGGAAATATCAGCCTCAGACTTCTTACGCCCCAAAGCATTACGATCACCAACCGGACGCTTCACCGCACCAGCAGCAGCAGCATCCAACTCCGGAGCAGACACATGGAAGAACTGACCATCAGCAATCCGCGTCTCAAGATTCGCAAACGCATCCAACACATCCCCAGTCGAAGCCACATGCAAACGCACACCAGCCTTCTCAAGATGCGGAATCAACACAGCACCAGGGCCACGCCCATCCACCACCACATCCACACCAAACCGGGACTGCAACTCAACACATCGATCCACAACCCCACGAGTACCCGGCCCATGATGCAACGGCTTCACCCACACATCATCACCATCACCAGACGCCGCAACCACAGACGAATGCGCCAAATCAATAGACACAGCCAACGCCAACGCATCAACCGTCAAACCATCAGGACGCGACTCGCGGCGCGCATCCTCCCACGCAGACGCACCAAACAAAGACACCCGGCCAGACGTATCCGCCCACATCCCCAAACGCTCACGCGCAAACTGCTCATCATCCATAGCCGAACGATCATCAGCACAAGCCTCATACGACAACCGCACACCATAAGAAGGATTCGCAGCAGCCCACGTCTCAGGATCATCCGGGTCATCATCAGGACCAGCCGACCACTCCAACCAACAATGACGTGCCTTCTTCGCCTTAGCCGACTCACGCACCCGAGCAAAAGCAAACGGATCATCAGACTCAGTAGGTGGCGTACCAAACAACCACATCTGCGGATTAGGGCGAGCCGACATCGTAGGAACAATCGAACCCCACTGCTGCTTACCAAGGATCTGAGCCTCATCAAGAAGCAGGCAATCAGCAGAGAAGCCGCGAGTACCCGACTGCCGGCGAGCCTTAATCTTGATCGTCTGCTTATCCAACCCCTTACCGAACGCAAGGAACTCACGGTTGATCGCATCCATGCGACCAGTCACCCGGCCCTCTAACGTCGGGTTATCCTCCACAACATCAATGAGCCGCTTCCAAATCTCACGTGCAGTGTCAGTCTCATGCGCCGAAATGATAATCATCTTCTCGCCGAACAACAGCACACCCGCCAAAGCCCGCGCCACAATCAACTGCGACTTACCGTTCTGCCTCGGAGCTGAGATGCCAACGAACTTCGACGCCCACTTACCATCCGACCGCTCACCCATCGCAGCCTCAAGCGCCTGCTCCTGCCACTCATCAAGCGGCATCCCCAGGCTCGCCGATAAGTCAGCGACATCCTCCCAAGAATTAGCTCGTGCGCTTGGCGATACCCGAACCCTTGGCGGGGCCGGTCCGTCGAGCAGCGCGCCGCTCCGCGATTTGGTCGATACCATCACCCACCGGCTCCTTCGGTACAAGCTCATCAATCTCAACGAGAGTCGCCCGAAGCTGAGCAACCAAAGCGGCCTTACGATCAACCGGAGCATCAACCACCCACACCAAAAGGTTCTCCCTAAGCGCCTGCAAATCCTCCAACCGAGACAAGACAGACCCCCTCAACCTCTGTG